AGAGCAGAACAAAAGCAACAATTTGAAACATTTTTGCAAGACCAACAGAAAAAATTGGTATCTAAGATGCCAGAATTTTCTGATCCTGTAAAAGCCTCAAGTTTAAAAGCTAATATGAAAAGTACATTGAACAATTATGGTTTTAACGACCAAGAAGTTGCTCAAGTGTACGATCATAGAATTGTTATGTTGGTGAATGATGCTATGAAGTATAGAAATTTACAAAATTCAAAACCGAATTTAGCAAAAAAAATTTCTAAACCAGGCAAAGTTCTTTCATCAGGTGTCAAGCAAGGCAAAACTGAAATAAATCAAAAAGCCAGAAAAGAAAAGTTAAGTCGTCTAAAAAAATCAGGTAGCATGAAAGATGCTCAGAATGTTTTTTTAGATATGATTAGTAAATAACAACTTAACATAAGGAAACAACTATGGCACAAGTAACGAATACTTATTCGACTTATGATAGTGTGGGTCAAAGGGAAGATTTATCGGACATAATTTATTCGATCAGTCCAACGGATACCCCATTTATGAGTTCTATAGGTAAAGAAAAAGCAACTGCTGTTCTTCATGAATGGCAAACTGATGCTCTTGCAGCAGCAGCAGCAGACAACTACCAAATAGAGGGTGATGAAATCGCATTTACAGCACCTACTGCTACAGTAAGATTAAATAACAGAACTCAAATTTCAAGAAAATCTGTTATCGTATCTGGTACTCAAGATGCAGTTAATCTAGCTGGTAGAAATAATGAACTAGCTTACCAAATCTCTAAAAACTCTAAAGAGTTAAAAAGAGATATGGAAACTTCATTAACAGCTAACCAAGCTCCTGTAACAGGAAACGACACTACACCTAGAAGATTAGGTGGTATTGAGTGTTGGATCAAAACTAACACTTCAAAAGGTGGTGGTTCTGGTGCAGATCCTACAACTTCTGGTTCTAATGCTAGAACTGATGGAACGCAAAGAGCTTTCACTGAATCTCAACTTAAAGACGTTGTAAAAAAATGTTGGGATGAGGGTGGAGATCCAAGTATGGTTATGCTTGGTTCATTTAACAAACAAATCCTATCTGGCTTTACTGGTGGATCAACTAGATTTGATCCAGCTGAGAATAAAAGATTAGTAGCAGCAGTGGACATCTACGAAAGTGATTTCGGAGCATTAACTGTTGTACCTAACAGATTCTCAAGAAGCAGATCAGCTTATGTTATACAACCTGATATGTGGGGAGTAGCTTTCCTTAGAGACTTCCAACTGGTTGACTTAGCAAAATCTGGTGATGCAGAGAAAAAAGCTATGTTGTGCGAATACACACTTGTTTCTAAAAACGAAAAAGCAAGTGGTGGTGTGTTTGATTTAACAACTGCGTAATAATTAGAATTATAGGGGGAGCAATCCCCCTATAACTTATTAACAATTTTGTTTGGTCTTTGAAGATTTTTTAAAGTCGGAACGAAGCAATCAAAAAGGAAAATATAATGAGAACACTAAACGATTATTTTTTAACATCTGCTATACCTGATGTATCAACTGCATCTTCAACTTTTGTAGTTGTGCCAGATAAAGGTAGAATTGTTAAAATTTTTGCACACAACAAAGCAACTACTACAGGAACAGCAGCTATTACTTTTGAAATAGACACTGTTGCTTGTACTTCTGCTGCGATTAGTCATGTAGCTTCAGGATCTGCTGGAAAGCAGTACGAAGTTGAGCCATCATCTTTAAATGATGTAAATGAGGGTTCAGTTATTGAAGTCATCACTGATGGTGGATCTACAAACGCTTCTAAAATGGAAATTACTTACGTTATTAGAAGATAACACAAAATTTGAGGGGATCTTGTCTAGCGATACTTCCCCTCAAGTACCAATCTTAAAAAGGGAAATACATTATGCCAATGGTCGGTAAGAAAAAATTTTCATACACAAAAAGTGGAATGAAAAAAGCAAAAGCATACGCAAAGAAAAAAAAGAAAAAAGTAAAATACAAAAAATAAAGGAAATAAATTATGAGTTTTAATTATGGTCTAAGACCTACTACACATCAAGGTAAAACAAGTAGTGGAACGTCAGCACAATCTGCTGCTTTTGGTTCACAAACAGAATATGTAAGAATAGCATCAACTGCTGACATATATATATTATTTGGTTCTAACCCAACTGCTGTTGCAACTGCTGGATCTTCAACTATTTTTATACCTGCTGACCAACCAGAAATTTTTAAAGTTTCTCCAGGTGAAAAAGTTGCTTACGTTGGAACTGCTGAAGTTTCAATTACTGAATTAAGTGCATAGTGGCTAAACAAAAGTTTGTTCATTTTGTTCCAAGAGATAAGCCACCTAAATTAGGTAAGCACAAAAAAAATTTAAATAAATCTGAAAAAAGACAAATGAAACTTACAAGATATAAAGGTCAAGGTAGATAATGGCAAAAATAAGTGAAGAAAAAAATGGTTTAGTTACAGAAAACTTTTATGAATCAGAAAAAGGTGTGGTTCAAAAAAGATCAGTTAATCATCAACCAATTTTAGAAAACAATAAAAAGCTATATACACACAATGATGGTTACTCACCAGACAAAGGTTTAAAAAGAGTAGCAACTATTCCATCAATTATTTTAGAAGTTTGGACTAAAGAATATTACAAAGACCAAAACAAAGGTAATTGGTTTGCATTACCAAAAGACGTACAACAAAAAATTTTAAGAGAAAAATTAAATAGTTCTGATTATAGATATTTTAGAACTGCACCAGGAAGATTTTAATGGCATTATCAAATTACTCAAATTTAAAAACATCAATAGCAAATTGGTTAAACAGATCAGATTTAACATCTGAGATTGCAGATGATTTTATTGTTTTAGCTGAAGCTGATTTTAATTCAAAATTAAGAATTAGAAAGATGATAACACAATCTACTTTTACTATAGATAGTGAAACTGAAAGTTTGCCAACAGGATTTCTTCAAGTAAGAGATATGTTTATTTTAAGTGGTGGTACTAAAAATGCTTTAAGATATGTAGCTCCAGGTCAAATGGATCAAATGATTGGTACTTCAGTTAGTGGAAAACCATCTGCTTATACAATTTTAGGAGATAATTTTAGATTTGCAAAAAAACCAGATGCTAGTTATTCAGGTGTAATAAATTATTATAAAAAATTTGATACTTTATCAAGCACCAACACATCAAATTATATTTTAACTGACCATCCAGCTATATATTTATATGGCTCTTTGTTTCATGCAGCTAACTTTTTAGGTGGATATAATCCACAACAAGTTCAAAGTTGGCAACAAATGTATGCAACAGCTATGGAAAGATTAGAACAAAACGATAGAGAAGATCAATTTAGTGGATCTCCTTTACAAGTTAGATCAGAAGATTCTGTAAGATCAGCATTTTCTAATAATTTTTCAATTTCAAATAATTAAAAAATATGCAATTACCTTTTGGCGAATGGTTGCCAGACCAACCAGATCATTTAAATCCAGGTGCAACTGTTGCAACTAATGTTTATCATGCACAGTCAAGCTACAAACCAGTAAAAGGTTTAGTTGCCTATAGTGGAACATCTAATGTAACACAAAATGCTAAAGGTGCTGGTAGTTTTAGAGATAATACAAATACAGTATTTACCTTTGTTGCTACACAAGAAACTATTTATCAATTATCATCAGGAACTTTTACTGAAATAGGTGCAAGAAATGTTAAGTTAGCAACAGCTAAAGCATCATGCACAATTACAGTTTCTGACTATGCAAATATAGGTGCTGGTAAAACTATAACTTTAAAAAAAAATGATGGCACAACAGTAGTTTTTACATCATCTACAGGAAGTCCATCTACAAACCAATTTCAAGTACAAACCAATAATAATACAACTGCCACAAACTTAAAAAATACTATTGATGGTCATGCTGATTTTACAGCAACAGTTACAGATGCAGTTGTTACTGTTACCAGAGCAACAATTGGAAATGAAAATTTAACCAATGTTTCAAGTGATACTGCAAGATTAACTACTACTAATTTTTATGGTGGAAAACCTTTAACAGGATCAGATATAGATTACGTTACATTTACACAATTTGGACAATATGTAATTGCTAGTAATGGAGTTGATGAACCTCAATATTATTTAATGGGTACTTCAACAGTATTTAAAAATTTATCAACAATTGCAAACAATGGAACACCACCAGTCTTTAAAACATCAGGTGTTGTTAGGGATTTTTTAGTAACTGGTAATATAGTTGGTGCTAAAAATAGAGTAGCTTGGTCAGGATTAAATGATATTGCAACTTGGGAAGCTGGTGTTAGTTCATCAGATACACAAGATTTGCCAGGATCAGGTGGTCAGGTTGTGGCTATAACTTCTGGTGAAGTTGGTTATGTTTTTAGAGAAGATCAAATCATTCGTATGGACTTTGTGGGTGGAAATGTTGTGTTTAGATTTTCAGTTATTTCACCTAACAGAGGTGCTGTCTATGGACAAACAGTTTGCCAAGACAATAGACAAGTTTTCTTTTACGCATCAGATGGATTTTTTCAAATTAATGGCGACCAAATTTTGCCGATAGGAGCTGAAAAAGTAAATAGATTTTTTGATAGTGATTTAAACAAAGCATATACAGATAGAATTACAGCAGCAGTTGATCCATTTAATACTTTAGCAATTTGGTTATACCCAAGTAAAGATAATCCAAATACAACTGGAGTTTGCGATAAACTTTTGATATACAACTATGTAACTCAAAAGTGGTCAGTTGCTAAAGTTAAAGCATCACAAATCTTTAAACAATTCGTAGTAGCAAACACAGTTGAGCTAATGGATATTATTTCTGAAAACTTAGATGATATTAATATTTCATTAGACACAGCATTTTGGGAAACAGGACATTTATATTTAGGTGCAGTTGATGAAAATTTTAAAGCAGCAATATTTTCTGGAAAAACTTTAGAAGCTGAACTTGAAACAAAAGAACAAGAGCTGTTTCCAGGTTTAAGAGCTAACATAACTGGTGTTAGACCAATTGTAGATGCAAGTGCAAATGTAACTATAAAAACTAGAGATAGATTAGTTGATAGTGTTACCACATCTACTTCAAGTTCTATGAACAGTACAGGCATAAACCCTGTAAGACAAAGTGGTAGATATTTTAGAGCAAATATAAAAATACCAGCAGAAAGTATTTGGACTAATGCACAAGGAATTGATTTAACAGCTAGTCAAGGTGGCTCAAGATAATGTCAGATAAAATAGATATAGATAACATAAGATATTCATTTGAAGCACAAGAGCTTTTTCAAAGACAAGTAGAAGAAGCAGTAAATACATTAATTAACAAAAACAATACTGAAAGCGATAAAGCCTTTAGTTGGTTTATGAATTAGGAGCAACATGACAACAAATATAAAAGATTATTCAACTACACAAGCAAACAACACTTCATTAAATGGAATTGATGTTAATGAGGGTATGCTTCCTAGTAATCTTAACAATGCTATTAGAGCATTGATGAAGAATACTAGAGATTGGTTTAATTCAGCTGAATGGATTGAGTATGGTGATGGTAGTGGTGCTTTTACTGCTGCTTACGCATCAGCTACATCTTTCACAATCGCTGGTGCTGACGTAACTTCTGTTTATCATGCTGGAAGAAGAATTAAATTAACAGCAGCAACACCTGGTACAATTTTTGGAACGATCTCAAGCTCATCTTTTTCCACAAACACAACAGTCAATGTCACTTGGGATAGTGGTTCTTTAGCCAGTGAAGCTATTACAAATGTTTATGTTGGTGCTTTATCAAAAACAAATTCATCTATACCAGAGGGTATAGTTGTAACAGCTACTCTTGCAGATGGTTCTGTAACTAATGCTAAACTAGGAGCTGACTCTGTAAATGGAAGTAAAATTGCAGATGATAGTATTGATAGTGAGCATTATGTAGATGGTTCAATAGACACAGCTCACATAGCAAATTCTCAAATCACAGTTGATAAGATGGCAGTTAATTCTGTAAATTCAGATCAATATGTAGATGGTAGTATAGACTTAATTCATTTATCAGCAGACTCTGTTGATGGAACTAAAATAGCTGATGACTCAATAAATTCAGAACATTATGTTGATGGCAGTATTGATACTGCACATATTGCCAACTCTCAAATAACTCTTGATAAAATGGCAAGTGATTCAGTCAACTCATCTAAAATTGTTGATGGTTCAATTGTTGATGCTGATATAAATGCTTCTGCTGCAATTGATGCTACAAAAATTGCTGACGGATCAGTTACCAGTACAGAATTTCAACATATAAATACTTTAAGCTCTAATGCTCAAACTCAACTAGATGCAAAAGTTGTTAAAGCTAGTAACTTATCTGATTTAGCATCAGCTTCTACTTCAAGAACAAATTTAGGATTAGGTACTATTGCAACTCAAGATGCAAACAATGTTTCAGTTAGTGGTGGTTCAATTACAGGACTTGGCTCTCCGTCTGCTAGTTCAGATGCAGCTACTAAAAATTATGTAGATCAAGCTGTTGCTGGTTTAAGAACTAGAATTATTGCAGAATGTGCAACTACAGCAAATGTAAATTTAACAAATGGCTTAGAAGCTGGTGATACAATTGATGGTGTAACTCTTGTTGCTGGTGATAGAGTTTTAGTTAAAGATCAAAGCACAGCTAGTGAAAATGGATTATACTTAGCAGTATCAAGTGGAGCTGCATCAAGAGATCCTGAACATGACACTATTGCTGAACTATCTGGTGGAATGGTTGTAGTCAATCAAGGTTCTACAAACGATAATAAAATATTTTTATGTACTACCGATAATACTGGATCAGTTGGTTCAACTTCAATTACTTATTCACAAGTAACACCTCAAAATAATGGTACAGTAACATCTGTTGGCATAGCTGATGGTGGAGCTTCTGAATTTACTGTTGGTAGTTCACCAGTAACATCTAGTGGAAACATCACATTAAC